AGGGTCGGCGCCAAGATATTTCTTGTTGAGGTGGAGCCTGAGCATGAGTTGCTTTAAGTGCTCGTCCTTGGGCAGGCCGTACTTCTTGGCCTTCACGGAGATTGACTTAACCTCTATGTCCCGCTGTAATGACGGCACCCATATATCGCAGTGGGCCTTTACCCCGTAAGGCGTCTCAATCTCGTATTGCGGGACGGCATCATCGAATTCCTGGGCGTAAAGCAGGGCTAAATTTTCCTCGATGATATGGCCCAAATAGGCAACGCCCTGGAGTGCCTTCATTGCATCTGGATTGCCCTCGTAGCCGAGCACCCGGTAGACCTCCTGCCTGGCGCAGTGGCCGATTGCTGACGGGCGAATTTCGGTAGGGTCGAACTGCCCGTGCCTGCGGTTTAACTCTTTCGCAATGATCTCAAAAGTCTTCATCGATGATCCCTCCTATTGTTGGTGTAATCAATCCTTCATCGGCCATGGCACGGATGAGGCTGTATATTGCGTCCATGTCTGTTCTGCCGATGGCCGTGATCCTTTCGGGTCGCTCGTCGTCGTCGGATATGAACTCGGCGACGGACGATCCCGTTTCGGAATGCCAAACGGAAAGCTCACCGCACAGTATCCTGTGATGTTTCATATTCCCTCCTCCTCCGTGATGATCGTATCTTCCAGTTGCTCCCTCGTGAACGATTCCGTCCATCCGCCGTTCACGCTCTTGAACAGGTGAAGGACGGTGGCTTTCGTGTAGAACGGGCCCATGTAGTAGGCGTAAAACTCGTCGCCCTCCTTCCTGCTTCGCCTGAGTCTGTAAACGTGTCCTTCCTGTAATTGCCTCGCGATCATTCTTCTTCTCCCTCCTTCAATTGTTTCATGATGCCTCTAAGGATCCGATTAAACTCCTTGCCTCTTGCCTTCTCCTTTTCCTTCCTGATCCTCTCCTCCTCCTTTCGCCTGGCCTCCTCCTCGGCCTCCCTCTTCTGGCGTTCGATCTTTTCAATCAACGCCTCACATGCAGCCCCAAGCAGATCGTCCTTATCGAGTCCGCTCGCCTCGAGGGCCTTGCGGAAGAGGAGAAAATCCTCCCTGCGATTTATTTGAAACATGATGAATTTGAGATATTGAGGCTTTAGCTCTCGCTTGGGCTGCGCCCTTTTTTGACTCTTTTGCATAGGCATCACATCCTTGAGAATAAATATGCGATTAAGACGATGATCGCCCATCTGGCAATACAGGTAATCGTATTCCTTGACTCCTCTTTCATGATGCACCTCCACTATTATTCTTTCTCCTCGACCCAGTTCCGTACCTGGTCGAGATCTTTGCTGTCGACAATCTCCCCGTAATCGAGCGACCCCGCCCAGTCGCCCGTCTCGATCAGCAGCCATTTGCCATCGACCTGTTGCCCGTCGATAGCAATAACCCTATACAGGTAGCCGTGCGTGAACGGTCTTAAGTAGTACCATTCACGACCGGCCCACCTATCCAAAGTCTCCTTTGACTCCTCGTCGATGACAACCTTCGTCCGCTTTCTGGCGTCTGACTCGGCCCATATTTCACACCAGTTCGAGCCGTCCCAGTACGTGAATACGTCCGAGACGCCCAAAACCAAATCATCCATCCTACACACTGCCCACTTAATATCTTCCTCATCGGGGAAGCACAAGACGATATCGGGGATGTAGTCCTCGGCATCACTGGCAAGCTTATAAGGGATGCCGTGCTCGTCGAGGACTTCATAGAGGCGCAAGGACTCGTCATCCTCTTTGCACTCCCGATATTCGACGAGTGCCTTGCGGATGACATCCATATCGGTATCTGATGGGAATAGGTAGGCTTCTGTTTCGTAGAATGAAACCTTTTTTGTGAGTTCGTCGGGGTCGACGACGACTAGCCTGTCTTCACCATAAACCTGCCACAACTCAAGTTGCTTCATTCCTGACCCCTCCTCTGGGATATTTGATATCTATATTATAGCACCGGTTGTCTACCTGTCAAGCGGAAAATGTAAAAAATATGCAAAAGTTATCCACGACTTTATGGGGAATTTAGGCCGAGTTATCCACAAGTTATCCACAATTATGTCAAAAACGAAACATCTCTGTTGCGCATTCAAGTTATGACGGATTGGGTGTCAAGGTTTTATATACGTATAGGGGGTATATTTTTGAAAATGTTTGTCAATAGGTAACAAAGTTAGGGATGCATAAAAATATTTACGGGAAGGCGCATGGTTGTCATGTTGTTACGAATACCCATGTGATTAATATCACCATTACGTTTTTCGGCAAGAATGCGCATTTTTTGGGGAACGCAGATAGAGGAAAAGCGAAAGAATGCGATAACCATGCGGAATTGCGGAATTTTGAGAAAGGACTTGACAAGCGAAAAAAAGCGTGTATAATGCGAAGATGGGGGGGACCTTACGGGGGGGGGCAAGTGAGCGAAGCTCACCGAGAGAGAGAAAGAAACACTCAGTGAGCGTAAGCGAACGGCAAAAGAAGTGGTTGGTTTAAGGCGAAGTGTATCCTAAAGGATAGGATTCCCTCCCTAGCTGCAAAGACAAAAGCAAAAGACAACTACAGAAGCAACTACAAAAGATAGAAGCTAAAAAAAAGAAGAAAGGGAAGGACTTCGGGGAGAGATTAAGGGAAGGATTAAGCTAAACCCCTGTCCTTCCCTTAATTGCATCCTTCATTCCTTTCCCTTTCCCTTATCCCTACCCTTTCTCCATATTCCCTACCCTACGTTATAGAGCAAGGATATAAACAGTCGTTCATGTGAAAAATGTCGCAGTGTGGATAACATGTGGATAACTTATCCACAGGTGCGCAATTCATGCCCAACGTAGGACGTGTTACGTTGGCCGATACCCATGTGGGGTATGCGACTTGTGCCCTTCATGGGCATAGTGGAATTTGAGGAATATAGTCGTGATGCGGGCTCGTGGCACATGGGCAGCGCCATTCATGCGCAAAAATAGGCGTTGTCAGCGTGAGAGGTATTACGTTGGAGATACGGGATATGGGTATCGTGGAATGTGGGGAATGAAAAAGGCCGACCCGTGAAGGCCGGCCTTGCGTCCTGCGTGAGGATGGGCTACTTTATTGCCCTATTCCAAAACTCGGTTTCGGTTTCCGTATAGTTCGGCACGCCGTTGATAAAGTCGAACGTTGCTGGATCAAATCCTGTCGTGTCGTCGATGCGAAATTCGTCGACCATTGGCGTACCGTCGTTGCGACGGTAGAAATTCAAGAACCAACAATCTTCGCCGTCGAAAATCCAAAACAACTCATCCTCACATTCCCATATCACGTCCACGCCTGCATCGTGAATAAACCTTTCCTTCCTAGACATCCTGATCGCCTCCGTCTTCTTCTTCCTCATTCAGCAATTCCCATGCCAACCACTGTGCCGTATGCCATACCATCGCAGTTTTGAACGACTCTTCGTCGTCAACGCCAAAGACGTCGAGGCAGTCGGCCATGTACTGCATAAGATTCCTGCTGCTGCATGTTTGGACTTCCCTTGCCATTGTTTCCCATATGTCGTTATGAAATCGATCGTAAAGCTTGTTGGTATCCTCAGTTGTTGCCATTCCCGTAAACCCGCTTTGTGCTCCTCTCGTGCAAAGATAGTACAGATCCGTTTTGTCAAAATTAGTACGCAACCAATCCTTAAATGTCTTTGTCTTCCCCCTTGTCATCGCTGACCCCTCCTTTTTATTCAGCTGGCCTAAGCTGGCCATTCATTACTGCTTACGGTCGACAAAATAGCCAATCAGTCGACCGTCCAGATACACGTACACGATCCGGCGCTCGTTCCCGTACCAGAACCTGAGTGTCAACCGGTCGTCTGGTACGTTGCGCAGTTTCCTGAAGATCCGCCGTGCCGCCTCGACCACAGTCGGCGCATCGATGAAGTCGATCATCGAATCCCCGATGATCGCATTCCCGATATGTTTTGCTCCGCCTTTCCTGACCACATATGCCATACTGCCGTGTACCGTTGCCATCGCTGATCCCTCCTTATGTATTATCCCTTGCGAATATATGATATCACTTATTATGCCATTCCGTCAAGCCCTGACCATTCCTGACCATTGCGATACCCATGTGGGTATGCGGAACGGCCGCCGAATGTCGGGGAAATTTGCCTTGACTTTGTGCCGCCGATTAGGGTACGATAATTTTGTTAGGCGGACAAAGCATGCTTTTTGTGGAGACGGGGGTAGGGGCCCAAAAAGGCGGGGCACGCGCGAGGAGATAAGACCCCCCTCCCCCCTCCGCAAAAAATTCTCACTTCACTCCGATAAAGCGCCCTTCATTCCCCGCCTGACGATCATACGGAGGTGATCCGATGGCCCGCAAAGCCAATCTCCAGTACCCCAAGCAGGAAACGCCACTTGCCGCACAGGCCTTCAAGACCTACTACGAGCTCGGCGACAAGCGCACTCTCCGTGCCGTGGCAGAAAAGCTTAACATCTCCATCACCACCGTTCACCGCTATTCGAGGATGTTCAACTGGGCCGACAGGGTAGCCGAACTCGACAAGGCTCAGGTCGAGGCCACCCATAAGGCATTAGTGCGAAACACGATCGAATCCAAGATGCAGACCATGGAGATCAACCAGAAGCTCAAGGACGACTTCGCCCGCATGGTAAACGAGGGCAAGGTGCGCATAAGGACGATCAAGGACTATATCAGCGTGGACAGACACGACCTTCTCGTGCGAGGCGAGCCCACGGAGAGGACGGAGTCCACGAATATCGAACTCAAAGGGCAGGTGAAAAATCTCCTTGCCATGATCGGCTCCCGCATCGCAGAAAGCGGGGACGAGCAGATCAAGGCGCTGCTTGCGGAGTTCACGGATGGTGAATAAATATCTTCACCCACCTAAAAGCAACGAATATGGAGTGGTGCTCCAGGACACGAGGGAGAAGGCCCATGCATATTATTTCTCGGCCATAGCGGGGGCCAACAAACTAGGCGAGCAGGCGCTGAAGGAAGTCTTAAGAAGCCTTTGTCTCGGCGACCTTTTCTTCCTCATCGTATATGGCCTTGGTTGCACTTTTGCCGATAACGACTGGGTGTTCGAACGAAGCAGGGAGGTGCAGAGGCACCCCGACGGATACGTGGATCTCTGGAGCCGTGAGCACTACAAGAGCACCGTGATCACCTTCGCCTTGACCGTGCAGGAGATATTGAAGAACCCCGAAATCACCATATGCATCTTTTCAGTCACCCGTCCGATGGCCAAGCAGTTTTTGGCCCAGATCAAGAGGGAGTTTGAGAAGAACGCATTTCTGAAAGAACTGTTTCCTGACGTGCTTTACTTCAAGCCCCAGCAGGAAAGCCCCAAGTGGAACGAGGACGACGGGCTGATTGTGAGAAGGACGGGCAACCCGAAGGAGGCCACGCTTGAGGCTTACGGGCTGTCCGATGACTCCCAACCCACGTCCAAGCACTACGACATAAAGATATACGACGACGTGATCACGGAGCGTTCCGTGACCAGTCAGGAGATGATCGAGAAGGCCATGACGGGCATCAGATTGTCCATGAACCTGTCGAAGACCGATCCCAAAAGCGGAAAGATCATCACAAGGAACAGGTTTGTGGGCACCAGATGGGACCTGGACGACCCGTACGGGAAGATCATTGCCGAAGGCATTGCGGAAGAGCGCAGGAGGCCGGGAGTGATCGTGATGGAAGACGGAAGGCTTAAGTCGGTCGGGCCGTGGAGCGACGAGACGGCCGAGGCAAAGAGGAGGGAATTGGGGGACTATATATTTTCATGCCAGATCCTCCTTGATCCCGTAGCTGCGTCGTCCCAGAAGTTCAAAGAGGAATGGTTGAGGTTCTGGGATGCAGAAAACCTGCGCAATCTCAACATCTACATCGTCGTCGACCCAGCTGGAAGCAGGAAGGGCAAGGACGCAGATTATACAGTATTCAACGTTTTCGGCGTTGACAGTCTTGACAATCGCTTAATAATACGATTAATTAGGGATAGGCTAAACTTGGTAGAGAGGGCTAACATTTTATTCGATCTTGTTCGTGAATTCCCGAAGGTGCTAAAAGTCGGGTACGAGCAGGTTGGCATGCAGGCCGACATCGAACATATCCAGTACCGCATGAAGCAGGAAAACTTTCGTTTTACCATCGTCCCATTGGGCACCACCAAGCGCCTCACCAGCGACGCCAACAAGCACGTGGGAGGCAAGATCAAGAAGGAAGACGCCATCGCTGCACTGGTTGCCCCCTTCGAGGCTGGTCGCATATATCTCCCCTATCACTGCTGGTACACCGACAGTACGGGCACGGCCAAGGACATGACGAGGGTGTTCATCGAGGAGGAATATTTGAAATGGTACCCTGGTGCCCAGTGCCACGACGACATGCTTGACACGATGCACATGATGTTCCATCAGGACTTGGACGTGAGGGTGCCGAACGTGGAGATGTACGAAAAACACAGAGAGAGAAAAGCAATAGCAGGTGCGGTATATTCGCACAGGAGGGGATAAGATGAGCGGAGCAATCACGGCAATAGGAAGCCTGTTTGGGGGAGGTGCACTCGGTACGGCCATAGGCACGGCAGTCGTAGGGCTTGGCGCAAGTGAATTGGTGAAATCGGCCATGCCAAGCCCGAGCATCACGGTGCCCGAGATGAAGACGCCTGAGATGAAGACGCCTGAGGTGCCGAGCATAGTAGATATCAGCCATGGCGAGGTAGAGGCAACACAACAAAAACGCAGAAAAGCAGCTGCACGGACTCAGACTATTTACACCACTCCCCTTGGCCTATCGGGCAGTTCGCCTACGGGCAAGAAGACTTTGCTTGGCGGGTAGTTAAGTGATCACATACGAACAGGCACAAGTCAGGCTAAGGGATATGAAGGCCGAGCGCTCCAACTGGGAGTCGCTGTGGAGGGACGTGGCAAGCTACGTACTCCCCCGCAGGCTCAAGGAAGAGGAACGCACGTCGGGCCAGAATTTGTATTCCCTCATGTACGACTCCACGGCCGAGCGGGCCAACAACAGGCTTGCGGCCGTGATCCAGTCCATGCTCACCAACCCTTCATCGAGATGGTTTTCGCTGAAGGTAAACAACCCTGCCCTAATGGAAGACGAGGCCACGCTGGAATGGCTTGAGGCCAACAGGGATATAGCCCTGCAGCTCATGAGCGACAGCAACTTCTCGCAGGCTGCAGACGAGCTTTACCTCGATATAGGAGCCATAGGCACTGGCGTGATGCTGGTGAGCGAAGGGCGAAACAAGCCCTTGCACTTCCAGACTCTTCCCATATACGAATGCTACCTCGCCGAAAACGACGAAGGCATAGTCGACACGCTCTACCGTGAATATTCAATGACAGTGTGGCAGTTCGTGCAGAAGTTCGGCGATTCCACACCTGCATTCATCATGGAGAAGTACAAGGCACGTCGGTTCGAGGACAGGCATAAAGTGCTTCACGTGATAGAGCCGAGGGAAGGAGTGCCCAAGACGCCGTCCAACTCAAGGGAGTTCCCCTATGCATCCTACTACTTTTCGGCCGACACGGGCGAGCTTTTACACGAGGGAGGCTACAAGACCTTCCCTGCAGTGTGCCCGAGGTGGAGGAAGGCGTCGGGAGAAGTTTACGGGCGTGGCCCTGGCCTCGAGGCGCTGGCAGACATAAAAACGCTCAACGAGATGGTCTACTCCAACCTCATGGCGGCGCACAGGGCAGTAGAGCCTCCTCTTGACGTCGAGGAAGACGCCTACACCGACACGCTCAACCTTTCCCCGAATGCCATCAACTACAGGCAGCGACAATACAACAGGGCGCAGCCTCTCTACACGGTGCAGGGACTTGCCGTGTCGCTTGAGATGCAGGAAGCATACAGGCGCCTAATAAACGAGTCGTTCTTCTACCAACAGCTCACACTCATCGAAAACGACCGCATGACGGCTACGGAGGTGATGCAGCGCACGGAGGAAAACATGCGGATACTCGGCCCCACGTTCGGCAGGTTCCAGAGCGAATTCCTTGAGCCTCTGATAAGGCGCACATTGCAGATACTTGACGACAGAGGATTGCTTTATCCTGCCCCCGACTTTATCCGCAACGCAGGCGTAATCGTCGAGTACGAGTCCCCGCTTGCGAGGGCGCAGAAGTCAAGCGAACTGCAGGCAATTCAGCAGGCAATCCTTATTACTGCCCCAATAGCGCAGGTGAAGCCTGACGTGATAGACGTTGTGAAATGGGACGACATAGTTAGGGAGCTGTTCCTGCTTAACGGCGTAGAGCAGAAACGGTTGAGGACGCAGAAGGAAGTGGAAGCGATAAGGCAGCAGAGGCAGCAGCAGCAGTTGGCCATGTATGCCATGAGCCAGCTGGAGTCGATGGCCAAGGCAGCAAAACAGGCAAGCCAGGCCAAGCCAGAAGAGGGGCTGTTGGGGCAGGTGCTTGGCAATGCAGAATAGCGGAGACCTGC